AATAACGACCACGAATTTCACGAATTAAACGAATTATGAAAGTAGGTGATTTAATTAAAGTTTTACAGGGTTTGAATCCTGAAAGCAGTTTTACGTTATCGCTTGGACGTGATGACGAGTATCGAACAAAGTGCGCAAAAGCCGAATTGACTTGTGGCGATTGTCTTGGCTTTCTCGCAGTAGATAGGATTGAGATATACCCAGACGAGGGCGGTTCTGAAATGTGGGCCGACATCGTACTGGAGCAAAGCAATCTTGGCTATCTGGACGAAGAGGCGGACAAGTTTGATGAGCAATATATCAAGAAAGAATAGCAAATGGGAAAATCCCCCAAGATTTCCCATTCTTTCCAATATTTGAAGAAATTGAAAGAAATTGAAAGGAATTATGGCAGAAAACAAAGAAAACGACGAAAGGAAAGCGCAGATTGCGGAGGTGAACAAGCACATCCGCGAGGGCATCAACCAGTGGGCGGACATCATGCTGACGGCGGATGCTGACCAGTGGGCCTACGACTTGACGTATTTCCCGCGTGACCTGATGAACGCCGTGCTCATCTTTCAGCATGTGGCATCGAACATCGGCATCAAGGCGGGACGCATCGACGAGAAGCGAGCCGTGGAGTACGGCCAGCGGCTCCGGCAGCTGGTTATCGACATGACGGGCTACGACCCGCACGAGTTCTGGAAAGACCCTAAAAACTTTGAGCCACATGAGCAAGCGTAGAATCTATTTGTCGGGCGGCATGTCCGGGGTGGAGCGGGCTGACTATGTGCACCGGTTCGGGGAGGCGGAGAGGATTCTGCGGCGACATGGATATGGAGTGATTAACCCGTGCAATGTTTGGGCGTGCCGGTGGCCGTGGATTTACAGGGCGATGGAGTGCGTGCTGGGCAAGCGGCTGGCGTATGCCGTGGTGCTGTGCTACGACCTCCTGCTGCTGATGACCCGTGCGGACGGCATCGTGATGCTCCCCGGCTGGCAAGCGTCACGCGGCGCACAGATAGAGAACTACGTCTCCATGCACTTCCCCATGATGGGTATCTCCAAGGCGGCAGCGGAGGAAATAGAGAGAATCAAGTAAAATAAATAAATTATCAAGGAACTATGACATTGAACGAGATTTTCAGACGAACGGGAGAGCCGACCTACCACACACCCATTGCGGTGATTGGCGAGTTGGTGAACCAAAGCGGCGGGCAGGTGACAATCATCAACCCGCCGTACCATTCGCAGCCGAGAGCATGGCGCAAAGGATGGGCGAAGAAACTACGCATCGGGCGTTTGTACTTCTACATCTCGAATTGCCGGATGAAGAAGCGACCTATCCGCGATTTGATGTACACGAACCACACGCAAGACCATTGCGTCGAGAACAAGCGCAAGCTGTACGAAAGACAGGGCGGACGTTGCCCACATTGCGGACAGCCGTTTGAGTACGAGGCGATGGAGTTGCACCACGTTCTGCCACTCGCACGATTCCCCGAACTTGGGCAGTCTATCCGCAACGGCATCATGCTTTGCCACAAGTGCCACAAGGAGGTGCATTGCAACCCGTGGCGCAACATCGAACTGATGAAGGCGAAAGCTGAAGAACTTGGTATTGACCTCAAAGAACGTTACGACTATGAATAGCATCTACGACACTCCCGAATACAAAGAGCGATGGGCGATGTATCAGTCAGCACTTGACGCAGGCATCCCCATCGTTTCGACTGAGACGTGCGCCATCATCTGCGCCATGCTCTTAGTATGGGGCAATACGGCAGAGTTCACACACAACCATCGGCTGGTGTGCGAATTGCAATACGCTCAGAAGCGGTTCGGCATCGAGGGCGGCAGTGTACCGAATGACCGTAAATTTCTTACGGCACTGAATTACTACACCGACCTGCTGACGCTCAATCAGCAACGAGATGACAGAGTGCCCGACCACATCGACGCAATGTTTCAAGAAAGATACGGCTATCACTTCAACAGAGAATAAACCCATAAAACGACAAATCATGTTTGAGAAAGTAAATGCTGGCCATCCCGATAAGATGGCCGACCGACTGGCGGGTGCCGTCGTCGATTTAGTGTATGAACGTGCGGGAGGGCTGACAAAGGCGAACCCCCGCGTGGCCTGCGAGGTGATGGCGGGGCACGGCAGGGTGGACGTACAGATAGAGACGAGCCTTGGCCGACTGGACCTAAGGGCTGACGACATTGACCCGCTGATTCACCGGCTGTTCGGTGAGCGCGTGGAGGGTAACGTGCTCATCGCGCCACAAGACCCCCACCTGTCGGACAACCAGACGCGCGGCCTGCGCTGTGGTGACAACGGCATCTTCAAGGGTTGTCCGCCTACGGAAGAGCAACGGGTGCTGACGGCCATCGCGGCGACGATCTACGGCTCCATCCCCTACGACGGCAAGTATATCATCGAGATGACAAAATGCCGAGACGGTGTAGGAACGCCGTTGGAATGTTATACCGAATACTTCACAGAGTTGACAATCTGCCAAAGCAACGCGACGGATAATGAAATATACACCATTCTTGACAAGTTCTTTGAAGACCCGAAGACGTTGGCATGGTGGCACAAACTGGAACCTTGGAACGACGACGAACCTTGCATGGGCTATACGGCTAACATCAACCCCCTGGGCCCGTGGACGGGAGGCATCGACGTGGATTGCGGTTGCACGAACCGCAAGCTGGGCTCGGACATGGGCGACGGTGTGACGGGCGGCGGACTGATGGGCAAGGACTTGTCGAAGGCCGACGTTTCAGTAAACATTGTCTGCTATCTGAAGGCGGTGGCATCGGGGCAGGTGGTGACGGCCATCTGCTCGATAGGCGACGAGAACGTTACGTTCACCTACGCCGACGGCAGGAGGGAGACGGAACGCTTCGCCGACATCGTGGAGCAGGCAAGATTATACATCATGACCGACTGCGGCGGCTCGTTTGAACGGTTCGCTGAATGGGGACTGATAAGGCCTATCGCATCCGAGTAAACCACCGACGGCATTATGCGGAATAGATGAACCGAGGTTTAAGTTAACTTAAAGGACAGTTCAGGTTAAGGTCATTAAAAAGAAAAGAAAAATGGCAAAAGTAAAGTATCGCATTCGCGAGTTCAAACCTACCGCCAACCAGACTGGCGGACACTCTGTTTATGCAGAGGCAGTAGTTGACCGCTCGATAGGGTGACGCTTGCTACCGAAGGGACGCAAGAACATTATCACCAACAAGGAGCTGGCCAAGAAGGTGGAGGGATGACCCATACGGGATGTATGATGTAAGATGTATGAGGGCTGACGGGTGTCGGCTCTCTTTTAATTGAAGGAACTATGACAGAAGAGAGAAAAAGCAGACTGACATCGGGAGTGTTCAGCAGTACGACCGACCTATGGGCGACACCGCAGGCATTCTTTGACGAGTTGGATCAAGAGTTCCATTTCACGCTTGACCCATGCGCCAACGATGAGAACCACAAGTGCCGTAAGTATTTTACGGCTGAAGATGACGGACTCGCACAAGACTGGCAAGGTCATACGGTGTTTTGTAACCCACCATACGGCAGAGCCATTGCCGCATGGGTGAAGAAATGCCACGATGAAGCGCAGAAGCCAGACACCAAGGTCGTGATGCTGATACCAGCGAGAACCGACACGTCGTACTTCCACGACTACATCTACCACCAAGCAGAACTGCGTTTCATTCGTGGTCGCTTGCATTTCAACGAATCACCACAAGGGGCACCATTCCCCTCAATGGTCGTAATATTCAACTGACTATGACCCACGCATCAGTATTCAGCGGAATAGGAGGCCCCGAAGTCGCAGCCACCATGCTCGGCTGGGAGAACCTGTTCCATTGCGAGATTAACCCTTTCGGGCGACAAGTATTAGACTATTGGTACCCAAACAGCAAAAGTTATGAAGACATCACACGAACAGACTTCACAGAGTGGCGCGGACGAGTGGACGTGCTCACTGGCGGCTTTCCGTGCCAGCCTTTCAGTTATGCCGGGCGACGAAGAGGCGCGGAGGATGACCGCTACCTCTGGCCGTCAATGTATCGCGCCATCGACGAAATCCAGCCCACTTGGGTTGTGGCTGAAAACGTTGCTGGAATCCTCACGATGGTCGAGCAGGGCGAGGTTTCTAAGGTGGCAGGTTCAGCCTCTCTTTTCGACACGTTTGACGACCTTCGAGGACGATACGAACTGCGAGAGACCTTTACCCTTCAACGCATCTGCACAGACCTTGAAAGTCACGGATATGCCGTCCAGCCGGTGCTTGTTCCGGCTTGTGCCGTCGGAGCCCCCCACAGACGAGACAGGGTGTTCATCGTCGCAAGGCGTATTGCTTCAGACACCGACAACGGTGCAGACCGACGAACCGCCCGAGAAGATGAGGGCAAGGGCAGAGAAGAACGGCTACAAGAACGGCACGAAGTTCGGAAGCCTGACGAGCCAAATCAAGTACGACCCGAAGGCGCAGGAAATGCTATACCCGACACCTCAGACGCAAGGGCTGAAAGTATGCGACGAGAACGGCAAGACGCAGTTCATCGACCTGAGCCTATTGCCGACACCGAGAGCGAATATCGTCAACGGATGCGACCTGGAGAACGAGAAATTAGCGAATCAGAACAAGTCGAACTTGGAGGAAGTGGTTGCGAAGATGCACCTCACGATGAAGAAGAAATACGGCGGCATGTCACCGACCCCAACTTCTACCGAGTGGAAAGGGACATTCGGCCCCGAGACGGTGAACAGCCACAATCGGGATTTTCTGCTGAGGAGTTTGCCGACGGTTATCGGCATTTACGGAGCGAACAAAGATGGGTCAACTTCCCAACTGTCCCCCCTGTTCACCGAAGAAATGATGGGCTTCCCTTACTTGTGGACGACCTTACCCTTTCTTTCGGAAAGTGGCGCACCGAAGCCCTCAAAGCCTACGGCAACGCCATCGTCCCCCAAGTGATGTACGAGATATTCCGCGCAATCGAACAAGTAGAAACCCCTTTAAAAAGAAAAGAAAAATGGCAAAAGTAAAGTATCGAATCCGCGAATTTAAGCCTACCGCCAACCAGACAGGCGGACACTCTGTTTATGCGGAGGCAGTAGTTGACCGCTCGGCATCCCGATAGGGTGACGCTTGCTACCGAAGGGACGCAAGAACATTATCACCAACAAGGAGCTGGCCAGGAAGGTGGAGTCGCGCACAGGCATGAGGGCCTACGAGGTGCTGACGGCTCTCTCGGCCGTTGCCGAAATCATCCTCGAGGAGACTGCCGAGAACAACCGCATCCAGTTGGAGGCCGACGGTGGTGCGCTGGTGAGCATCTATCCACAGTGCGCCGGTTCGGTGAGCGACAAGGACGTGCTGGCCGACCCCGAGAACCGATGGAGCAGCGAGAGCAGAGCCAAACGGCTTGCCGCTTGAGCTATGCCGAGTCGCGACAGAGGAAGGCG